GTTCTATTAACCCAATTTTGTACATACTGAGTTGATGCAACTACATTGGCACCACCAACATCAAGAGCGATAGTCGTAGCCACGACATTACCATAAAACGTTTGAGCATAAACAGAATTAAATTGTGACGTGATTGCACCAATAGTACCAGTTAGATTACCACTGGTTGGAACCAAACTTGAAAGTATACCTTGCCCAGTTATACTTAAAGTATTGCCCAATGTTACTGCACCCTGCACTGACATCGTTCCGCCTACAGAAATAGCATTTGAAAAAGCTACTGAAGCGTTTGCACCGTAAATGCCAATAGAGCGGGTTTTTGTATTAGCTGAATTTACGTATATATTAATGTCTCTGTTCAACGTAATGTTGTTAAGCTGAACTTCATTTGTGAGTGGTGTTGGTACTATGTTTAAATCACTACCGATTGTAACACCGCTACCTGCTGTAATGCTGTAAGCTGTTGTTGTATTTTGATCACTGCGTAAGAATTGGCTGGCATTAACTCCTTGCAGTGTTAGGGCATTACTAACGTCACCTGTGAATTGACTACCAGTTAACGCACTGGAACTAATTAGATTGAATCCTGGAACGATCGTAGTAAATCCGTTGATAGCTGTTTGTGGAGTAAATGTATTGTCTTTGCTTAATATTGCCATGACAATGTCAGCGATATAGAACTTAGTAACAATATGGCTACCACCGCTGGAATCTAATATAGTTTCAACGATAGGACCTGATGTACCAGTTGTTGCTGTATATGTAGGACCAATAGTGATCCAAGCTGATCCACTCCATACTTTTAACTGTAGATTAGTACTGTCCCACCATAGATCGCCAGTTACTGGACTTGTTGGTGCTGTAGTGCTGCTAGCTGAACTAGAAATAGGTTTCCATAAAGTGCCATCATAGACTTTTAGTGTAAGCACACTGCTGTCGTACCATAACTGTCCTCTGATAGCATGTGCGGGTGCTGTGCCGTTGGAAAAATTTTCCAACAGTTTAACGTAGTTTTCGTTTAAGAAATTACCGTAGCCCGCATAGTTTTTACCTATTAGGGTCAAACTGGTAGCAGTACTATTTACAGTACCGTCTGCTATGGTTGCTAGTGTTGCACCCGCTGTTGTTGTTATTGGATATGCCATTATTCTTACCTATTTTATATATTTACCTTAAAATTAGCTGGCTATTTGGAACCAGAAATCTCCATTGTTACCGTCACTGCTAGATGGTGTACCTGTGCTGACAAATTTGAAACTGCCATCCCAATACTTAGTTGCTTGTCTTACATAACCAGTAGTTGCGATCCAAGTGTTACCTGTTATGTTACTGTCACCCGCACCTGATATTAAATTACCCTGAGTTGGTATTAGTGCTGCGTCTGATAGTGCGCCTGCTTTTAATGTTAAAGTTGCTGTGCCACCAGATTTCTGTGCCATTAATACCATAGAACTGCCTACTACTAGATTTGCAGCACTGTTGATCGAATCAATCCACATGTGGTTTGTGCCAACAGCACCATCATAGATTTTATATTTAAATATACCAGACAAACCTGATGCTACAAATGCAGTAGTAGCGATCTGTGTGGTACTTGTGCCTTCTGGTGCAGTAACAGCAGTTGAAATTCCTAACAGATTAGCGTTGGTAAATTGTGCATCAACGTATCCTTTAGTAGTAAGACCAAGACTGGTCGTAGCATTAGCTACTACCTCAACTGCACCACCGGCTGTAATAGTTAGGTAGCGTGTTAGTGTGCCTGTACCATTGGCATATAATGCTAGATTTCCACCATTGGTATTGTTAATAATCTGTGCATCTGTACCGTTTACACTCAATGTTAAATCACTGCCTGCACCAATAGTAACGCCAGCGTCGCTACCAATTGCTAGATTACCAGAACCAAAATTATTTTGATTATTACGGAAATAGTTGGCCGCAGGCTGCGCACCTAAATAACTTGCACTATTCGCAGTTCCCCATAAAGTAAATCCAGTAGCTAGATTGTAGCCTGGTTGTATTGTGCTGAAGCCGGTTAGAGCCGGGCTTGGTGTAAATAATGCATCTTTGCTGATAATTGCTGTGCGTGTGCCGTCAGCATAGATACTCAATACATAATGTGTTGCGGCGGCATTGTCTGTTATAGTTTCGTAAATCGCACCTGTTTTGTGCCCTACTGGATATCCAGGGCCTACTTCGATCCAACCGCTGACATTATAAGGATCTGTACCGTTATAAACATACAACTGTTGATCATCGCTATCCCACCATAGATCACCAGCTGTAACTGTGACTGGAGCACTGGCTTGACTGGTACAACTACTGACAATTTTCCATGCAGTACCCGTGTAAACTTTTAGATAATTATTACCGCTGTCCCACCAAAGTTGACCACTGAGTGGATTACTAGGTTGAATGTTGTAACTAGAATTTTCCAACAGTCTTACTAGAGTGTTGGTCATGATCTGACCATAGTTACTATAATTACGTCCAACCAGCGTCAAGCTGGTAGCGGTGTCATTAAAGGTACCGTCTGCGATTGTGCCTAGTGTCGTTCCGTTTGTTCTTGTTATGGTATAGCTCATGTTATTATCCTAGTTATGCTGTAGTGCTCAAGTTAGTTAGTGTTTGAATTCTCACAGTATAATCGATCTGTATAAGTCTGTTCAGTGACTTCTGCACTGGACTGAAAATCACGTGGGTCAATAGTTTACCCGTGCCTTGTGTTGCTAAATCATATCCTTTAAGTCCCAATTCGTCAAATACATATTCTCCGCTGAGATCTTGGCTGTTGTCAAATACTGCCTGACCACTGGGTTCACCGTAGTCTAACAAACAACTGACTAAAATATCTGTATAAATCTGTCCAGGTGTGTGATTTATGGTGATTTTGTTACGCAATGGATCTGTGTTAGTAGCGTTGGTATTGTCCACAATCTTGCTGTATGTAGGATTATACAAGTCTGCATTCTGTACATTGGTATTAGTAGGTAGGTATGTAATAACTCCAGTAGGGTCAACTGTGGTGCCACCGTTACCAAACCACATCTGATAGATAAATCCTGTTGATTTATTACCTAACATATTAGCAATACTTTCACTCATATTTTCATAATGGATAGCATTGCGTTTATTTACAAAAACTTCTTTAGACACTGGGTCAAATATCTTAATATGACCCTGGACGTGGATACTGCCCTGCTCATCGGGACGTCTTTGTGGTTGATTTTGTTGTGGTTTAGTGTTCATATTCTTATTTATCGCGTTATTATCCATAATTTTTGCCTAGATCCTAAACCATCTTGCATAGGTATTGCTGTAGATATATTGCAGTGGATTGACTAATATGTTTGCTCCAGCAAAGCTAGGTTGAACATTACCGGTGCCTACAGCCAAAACTACGTTAGCATTAGCCGAAATCCTTACTACATCACCATCTATTGGGTTTACCGGCATGTTAATTGTAGCAGTTGGGTTGTTAGCGGTAATTAGCAGTATGTTATTTGTTGAAGTAGTACTTAACGAATAGGTATTGCTAACAGCAACGTTGACAAAATTTATAGATTCATTATATAAATCTGTAGCAATACTGTTGGCAAACACAACTCCTGCGCAGGTTATATTACCTGATGTTATCACAGTAGTTAAGACGCCAAGTGTAGTAACATTGGCCTGTGTTGCAGTGCTTAACGTGCCGCTGATATATCCAGAGTGTGTTGGCAAATATGTGGCAACCTGTACATTACTGTATTGATTCATGCCTATCAGAGCTGAACCATTTCCAGTAAAATATGCGGCATTGACGTAGCTGTTTGCTGTGATATTTCCACTAACAGTTAAATTACCTATAGCAGTAGATAGATAATTTTTCAGTGTAGTTCCTGTGGATTTTACAGTAATATAAGCATTACTGGTATCCACCACAGGAAATAGTGTAGTATCTGCAAAACTGCTTAGATTTCCAAGTTGGCTTATCTTAATTGTCATTCGTATTCCTCAATAATTTCGTTACCGTCTTCAGTAGTTAGTGTATTTATCGCATCTTCAGTTACTAGGATGTCAGGCTTGATACTTGTAGCACTTAGTATAGCCAATTCTGATTTGATAAACAGTGCAGGAACCGTTCCTGCACCTAATAAACCAGTACCGTCTGTGGCCACGTTAGCACCTAGATTCAACCAAATATTACTTTGTTGCAGTGGCGTATCTGATTTAATAGTTGCTATTTCAGTAGCACTGACTGTGACATTACCGTTATCAGTTGTACCAACATACCCTGCTAGATTAGAGCTGATAGGATATACGTTTCCGGTATATGTACCATTTAACGCAACATTAGAAATTGCCACTACATTGCCGGACAAGAAATCAAATCTGTTACCGCTATTATAAGCCAATATTAAAATATTACCTGCGACATTTTCAAAACCCAACACTGTCGCGTTGGTTCCAGTAGTGCCCTGCGTGATAGTATCACCAACATTGGCAGTAATCACATTAGCACCAACAGTAACTGAAATTGCATTAGAGAATTGAACTACATAACTAGGATCTGCTGTCACAGTTTTCGTAAATGTCACAGCACTGTTAATTGCTATTGGATATACTGGAGTAGGGTAAACTGCGGTATTTGAAGTTAATACTCCGTTGACAGCCAACGTAACTGTGCTAGGTAATATCGTTGGTGATGCTAAAACTACCTTAGATGGACCACTGTAGCTAACAGCAATACTAGATACGTTGCTAACTGTTGCCAGTGCTCTAAATATCGCTCCGGTTTCTGGTTGTGTGATATTAGCACCAATAGTAACACTTATGTTAGCATTTAAATCTAGTTGTATAAATCTAACTGTTTTATTTGTGACCAACGGTACTACCTGTTGTTGGCTTGCATCAACTACTAGGGTTCCTACCGGATAGGTATTTGATATCGATGTTCCTTGTGTACCTCTGCGTATCTGTGCTAGAGTATTGATATTTGGTAATATTGCTACGTTAGCAGTGTCAAATACTGCCGATGCTGGAATCGCATCGGTAGTGGTAAAATAAGCCACGTTGCTGGTTATTGGTGCAACTGATTGAGGAATAATACCGTTTAAGTTAGCAATAAACGGATAAACAGCTACGTTTGCTCCATTAACTTTGATATTACCAAATCCTATGTTTGCGGCAAATACCCCACTGTAAGATACATACACATTTGAGCCTGTAACTACATTAGCCAAGACTCTCAGATTAGCATTACTTGTTGTTTGGGTGATATAGTTACCAACATTAGCAGTAAAATTGCCGCTCATTTGTAGTTCAGCAAAACCTGATCCGGTCACTGAGATGTTACCTGATCCTAATATAAACACATTAGCATTAGTATAGGCTACGTAGATTGAGTTAGCATATACTCCCAATGCCGTTACACGTGCATTGGCATTACTGCTTGGTTGTAGTACATAGTCATTGACATTTACATTTACATTACCGTTGAATGTGATCACATTACCGTATTGCAATACCGATGTATTTACATAGGCTGTGTTTGAAGTCCAAGCTGTAACATCTTTGTAATAGTTTCTCCAATAGGTTATACGCTCGGCACCTATAAACACTACGCCTGGATATGCTGTGGTTGTGTCTGGTCGAGGTAATACATTGGCATTCATAACCAATATAGTAGAATCAGATATAGACAACGCATTGCCTAGTTCTGTTGTGGCATTGTCTGATATGCGTAGATAACTGGTCTGACGCAACATGTTATTAAAGATTCTGTATCCATAGATATCTGAATCGTATTGAGTATACACACGCATGTCTAATGTGTCAAACGTAATACCTGGTATCATCTCTTCTGGTGCATGGCTTGAATAACGATCTACATAAGCACCACCATCTACGTCAATGTCTTGTGGTCGTGTACCTAATGCCGAATCAAGATAGTTACTCTGTATCATCGAGTCGACGATAGATTCACTGAGTATTGGATTTCCATCTTCATCATAATCTACATTATCAAATCCGCCACTGCCAAATGGTAGCCCACCTGTATAGAAATAAGTTATATCTGCTATGTTAGAAGAAGAAGCTATAACGTTACCTTGCCAGATTCCGTTTTTACCTTCCAATACACTAATATTTGCACTATTAGTATCAAATCCTAAAGAGTTAATAACACCTTTAAATTTAATACCACTATAAACTGCTGTTATAGTCATTGAACCATTGGCTTGAATAATCGTGTTACCAACACTGATAGCCACATTACCTGCTAAATTTAATGTTACATTTGCTGTTGTAGGTCCTGAGAAGCCAGGTTGTTGATTAAAGTTTGGACCTTGCACCTGTACACCGGGATATTCGATACCGTAAATCAATTGATTTAAATCGCGTGCAGGCATTGATGGTGTTGGCTCATAGTAGCCAAGGATCCTATCGTTGGCATTGGTAAATGCATTGGCTTTGAACACAGTAAAATCTGTGCTGACAAATGTATTACCAGTTACTAAATTAGCATTTACTGAATAGGCTGTACGTATACCATCAGCATCGGCATGCGTTACAACATTACCACTGACTACACGACCATTAGCATCAAATACTGTTTTATAGTATGCTGTGTTAGCATTCCATTGGGTAACTTTGCTGGTATAACTAATACGGTCAAATTTTAATGTTGTATCAAATGTTCTAACTTGATTGTTTCTCAATACCGCATAAGCAGTAGCAGGCACTGTAGCACTACCATTTACTATCACTGTTGGTGTAGTGATATATCCTGTGCCAGTATTAGTTACAGTAATGCTAGTAACTGCACCAGTATTGCCATCGATAGTTGCGGTAGCTGTTGCGCCAGCACCTCCTCCACTGCCTGCGATGATAGTTACATCAGGAGGTATACTGTAGCCTGATCCAGCATTTCCAATCATGATGCTATCAACCTGTAGTTTTCTATTATTATACCATTGGTTATATGGATATGTCTGCCAGATGGCTGTGTCAGTGCTGATGTATTCCCCACTGGGACTACGGAACACTTTTAGTGTCTGATCGTAGTATGGTGGTAGGTCAAAGTCTGTAACCGTGCTGGGATATTCATCATTACCAGTATAATCTATTAGATATTCGCGAAGTTTAGTACGATAAGGTTTAACTTCTTCGATATAACTTTGATAATACGTTTGATTATCTCTGATATAGCTGGGGAATTGGCTCAATGTTCTTAGATTATGTGTTACACTTATAAAGCTAGTTTTGAAAATCCAGTCTACGTATTTTTGTTCGCTGAATAGATAATTAACTAACACAAAGAATAAATTATTAAATTCTCCTTGTAGTTCATTGATAAAGATATTATCTTGCAAGGCCTGGACAATGTAACGTATTTCAATGTTTGGGTTTTGATCGTATCTATTAGTTGAGTAACCTTGATTACCAAATCCTAATTCGTTATCGGCAAAATTCCATAGACTATTCTTTAGCTGTATGGTACCGTTTTCAATACCCACCACTTGGAATGAGCCGTCGTCTAATACTGTTAGAATATTGAAACCACCACCAACTGCGTTGCTGACTTTAACTAATATTTCATCACCAACTGCCACAGGTAGTTTTAGTGCATCTACTAGAGTGTCAACCACATATTCGATAACTTCTGTAGGTCCAAATCCAGGTGCATACCAATCAACATACTCCCAATAAAGATCAGTTTTGTAACTCTGCACTTGTTTAATCTGCCAGGTTTTATCAACGTCGAGTTCATACAGCACCCATAGATTATCCTGTGTGGTATCCTGTGCTGCCAATATCTTATAGCCTACAGGTAATTCTGTTACATCAATATACGCCAATTCTACTTCTGTTGCAATTCTAAGATCGTATTCACCATATTTTAAACTTGGCTCAGGTTCTGCAGAATTCATCTGACTCAGATCATATTGTCGAGCGATTGGTTTCTGTATTAGTATAGAATTTACATAGTCTATCATTTCAAGTAGGGCAGATAGTCTATCAACGAACATACTCTGTCTTGGGCGTACTTCAATACCATAGCTGTCAGCTACGCTTAAACTTGGATCAGGTACTGTTGCACCTTGACGGTTTATTCCTGACAGACTGTCAATTAGTTTGTCAGTGATGTTGTTAGGTATGTAGTTATCAGGATTACCTTTTTGCACTAGTTCATATTCACTGTGTATGGTATTAGTTTCCAATAGCAGTTGATAATCCAAATGTAAGATCGTAGTCTGTGCAGATAGATATTGGCTCACATTATAAAGTATGATAGCGTCACTTCTAATCACCGCTGCATAGCTGATACCTTGATTTTTTGGATTTGCTATAAGATCAGCTACAGATGATATAGGAAGATTTCTAGTTTCATTGTTGGGATCCACCGATGTTTTATCTTTGACCCAATAGTAATATTTACTGCCAATGATATTGGTAATTGGATCCACAAATACAATTTCTACATAAGCACTGTTATCAGCATATTTAGGTACGCCAACCCCACCATTGGCCACATATTGGTTAGGCAATACTCTGCTTTCAACCCACTCGCAGACTTCAACTATAGATCCTGGAAATAATGCGCCCCAGTTGATGCTGCGATATGTTAATGTGTCTTGCTCATAGTCAATAAATCGAACCTTGCTTAGATTCCACCAAACCTGTCCAACTTGATTGTCAGTCCAATAGACATTGGCGTTGATATCTGCTTTTGGATTTGTTCCTCTATTGTAAATTGCTGGATCAAACTCTGTCTTATAGGTAATTTCTTGTTCAGCTTGCCCTAATATACGGCCTTTGGCTGGATCAATGAACTGTAGATTATCTAAAATAGTATTGGTCTGGCTACTATATAGAAAGCATCTGGTCAAGCTGTCGATGTCAACAGTTGGCTGTTGATATCTAATTAGATTCCATCCTCGTGTCATCTTTGGATTTTCAAACACGTAAACTGATCCACCATTCTCAGTTGCTGTGTCGTCGGCTGGTGCTGAGACTGTGATATATGCACCTTCAATGTCTAATGCGTAGCCAAATTGATCTCCAACATTTAATGTATCTGGGTCCAGTTGTTGTGCAAACGCATATCTACCTGGTGCTTCAACTTCGTCACGAGGATCATCATATAGTTCGTAGATGTAAACACTACCACTGCCAACAATTTGATCAGCCCACATTGTAGAATCATTATCAAATGTAGTTGGGTTACCACTTGGTATTGATTCTGGATCCAATTGATATTGTAGGGTATTAACACTACCATCGGTATTGAATGCTGATGCATCGGGATATAATAATTTAGAATAATTATCAAATGTAGCAAATCGTCTGGTTGTGCCACGAGCACTACCAATTACCAGCATGTAGGCATTTGCAGCCAATTTAACTTTGTTACCAAAATATTCGCCGGCGGCGCCATATGGGTTAATAATGATCTGCATGAATGCAAACACTATCAAGTCAGCGGCAGCAAGTACACCAGCACTACCAGGCAGTGTAGTACCTGCTAGGATACGCAGTAGATTTTTAGCCACAGTACTGTCGGTATTCAATCTCAACCTGTTATTTTCGTTAACTGCGGAGATGCCTAATAGGTTGGCGTCATTGATATCTTTGATCAGGCTGTCTAAGCTGGCCATTGGATAAGCTGATGTAATTGTTCCCCCAACTGATATTACATTGGCATTGGCTGCAACATTACTAGAACCATAACGGAATACATTGGCTGTAGTATAGTTTGTCACTGTGATAAATTGTGAACCTGATGCCGCGGTATTGGCCAGTACTGTTACATTGGCATAATATCCGCTGCCCAAACTTTGACTAATGATCTGTCCGGTATTTGCACGAATGTTGCTGCTTAGTGCCAGTATATTGGCTGCTGTGCCATCAATGAGAGTCGTTGTTGGCATCATGCGTGCTGATACCGTGACTTCAAAGTTGTCTAGTCGTATACCATCCCCGGGTGTAAACACTGGATTATATGTGTAGCCATTGTTAGTACCGTATAAGCGGCCTCTGTTGTGGAATTTCCATACCGCACCTGTGTTATATTCTGTACCGTTGTCGTAATTTGGTGCGCCGATATAAATCGCGCAGTTATTTGAACAGATTGTCAAGCTGGTGCCAAAGAATGCGTTAGCTTGGATAGCACCAGTGCCACCTTCAAGGCTGTCGATACCAACTAATTTTTCTAATAGATCAAAGGCATTGGTTTCAATATAGATTACTCTGCCAATTGAGGGTGGAGTTATAAATCTTATGGTATTATTGCCAATAACTAGATAATCAGTAACTTCAATATTGTCAATAGTCACACGATATACTTGGCCGATTGGATTCAGAGTGACATAATCACTGGTACCAGTGCTGTTAAATGCTTCAATCACGCGGTCAAATACCAACACGCTGCCTGCACCCGGAAAGCCAAGAACATTATCAAGTGGTGCGCCAACTGCTAATTGTGCACCATCAAAGCTAGAACTTAATGCAAACCCAAAGTTACTTCCAGTGTTGCCTCGTACATTGCCAAGTAATGCATAGTAAGGTTGTTGTACCACAGTGATATCACTTTGGGCGATATTTGCGGTAAAGTTAATTTTAAGATTAGCACTGTCTACTGTATACTCTATGTTTGGAATGTAGACTTTTGATCCGCTGTAAACCAACAGACTATTAGCAGTATCGTTAGTTACGCTAGGAGTAAATCCAATAGATATATTGCTGATTGCAGGAATAGATGTAGTGCTGATCGCATGCAGTCCCGTATCAACACCATTTTTAAATATATTAGCAAATCCAACCTGTGCGGGTTTTACTCCAACATTTGACCATGCATTTGCAGCAAAAGTACCCACGACTACCACTGTGCCATTAACAGAAATATTTCCTGATGTATCAAATCTATTAGAGTCTACATAACGTCCATATACACGACTGTCATTGATGGCACTTCTATATACCTGTATGTTAGCACTTGATGTTACTTGCGTTATGTAGGAACCAGAATTTGCAGTGATACTGTTATCTAATCCAATATTGGCCAATATACCTGTATCACCTGGTTGCGGTATAATATTAGTTAAACTGTTAACCGTGATGGTATTACCAGATGAAGCGGCTTCAACAATTACTGTTGATGCTGTACCTGGTGTATATAAAACATCGTCCACGCTGACTACGATACTAGTTGTAACCTCTGTAGCATTTGCAACAGTGATAGTATTTAAATTATTAACTGATATAGTCTGTTGTCTACTTGGAACAAATTTGTTTAATCCGTAGATATAGACTTTGTCGTTGCCGGGCGCACCTACATATAACCAATTACCGTTCTGATTAAACGCTATGCTAGAACCAAACATATCTGCATTAGCTGCTGATACTTCCCCTACTAGTATTTGTGTTGGCGTAAATGCTGTAGAGTTTACTGATTTACTGTAAATAGAAACATACCCAACATTAGCGTAACTGGCAGGAGCACCTACTGCTAATTTGGCTGCATTAAATTCATCTGCGGATAGATCTACCGTAGATCCAAATGACATGGTATTAGACGACAATGGTCGTAGACTGAACCCTTCTAAATACTCATCATTGAAATTTTTAAAGAAAGTATTAACTACACCGTTACCACTGTAGGGTGTTCCGGTAACTACAAATTGACCATCAGCCGACATCTTAACACTGGTTCCGTATCCGCTGTTATTGGAATATTCTGAAGATCCTTTATCTAAAGATTGTTTGACGGACCATGGTTTGGTTTTTTCATATACTTTCCATGTGCCGCTAGGTTGAGTGCCGAATGGCTGGCCTTGGACTGCGTTTGTTTCTGCGTCTATGTCAATCCAGATCTTATCGCCTACTTTCCAACCGTTTGGTGGTTGACCATAGACACGACTGTCTTCCATGTACTTAAATCGCATGCTGTCTAAGACAAAAAATAATCCATTACCCGTTAAGGTTGTTAGATTTGATGTGTTGCCGTTGTATTTGACTGTGACCTTGTTGATGGTATCTACTCTATAAACTTGATAGAATCCATCGTAAGCAGTAAGGAAATCTCGTATTAAAAATACTTCATTAACTGTTAATCCGTGTGGGGTATCGAACGTAAATGTAACGTAATTATCTAGTCCAGTAGGTTTAGCTACAGTGGTAACACTATTATTGGTTTCTGTGACTCTATAAACATTCCAATTTTGGGTAAAATCTCTAGCACACCAAATAGTATAACCTGTACCTATTACACCTAGTATATCATCTAAATCAACATAGTCTGCTAGGTCAAATATAGTAGCATCAATATCATCTATATTGACATATCCCGCAGTTAGAATATCGTTAGCATAATCGCTGTCCGCTGTTCTGTTTAACGCTATATTACCGGTAAACTGATCTGTAGATTTGTACAGTTGTTGTTTATTAAAAATAGTCTCGCCATTGCCAAGATTAGTATCTGCAGCGCCAACAAACTGTGCAAGGCTTGGATTAACTCCATAGGCTTTTTCGTCTAAGGAGATTTCTATATAAGGATTAACGTCTAGTGCACCATACGTACCTACACGCAATGCCCACTCTTCGTAGAGACTGATGTTGCTGGTAAGATTGTTGAATTGTGCTTTGATCAGCTGATTGATAGAGTTTAAGCTGCCTTTTTGTTTGATATATCCTTTGTAGAATTCTATCTGTGTTGTTTCTGTTAGACCTAGATCATCTAAATAATATCTAGGACGATATCCAATCAATCCGTGACTGTATTCTATTTGTTTTTTATCGTCAACACTAGGATAGCTGTCATAGTAGGCTTTACTTTCTGCGGCTAATAGACTGAAGTTTGGCAACAGTCCAGACTGTCCTTGGATTTGACTGTTGCTGAGCTGAGCCCAATAGACAAATTGGAATTCTGTGCTGGCTATGACATTTTGCAGTGCTGTATAGTATTGATCTTTATATACGACCAAATCTCCAAAGAGATAATCTATTCCTGGTAACCAATCATCTACTTGTCCATTATTGTAGACAAATCCTGGTGCGTATAAGCTACCGTCCCATTCAGCAGTTTTTTGTCCAACTAATTTTAAACGGAACTGCCTGTTACCAGTTTCTGGTTTGTAGATAATATCATTGAACACTGTGGTATTGTCAAAAATCAACACATGTTCATACTGCACCAGATCTATTTCAACGTAACCAATTACACTGGCGCTGTTAGTTAATGTAACTTTAAAATTAGTTGGACTACGTAGTACCTCATAGTCGATATTTTTAATCAGCTTAAAGTTTTGATCAATAACTCGACTACCATATTGAGTGTCACTGATTCCGTCTGCAATAGCACCTATGCTGATTGAATTTAATACATTAGCCACAGGACTTAACACTAAGATACTACCTGGTTGCCACCCTTGTTGTGCCCAATATAAAAATTCTTGACTTGATAGTTTCCAATTTCTCATCTCGCCAAGTGCTTCATCAAAGTCTTGGAAGACAAATCCCTGCGCTATTAGGTATCTCTCGTAACTGATTAAAAAGTCAACTATCTGTTGTTGGCTGGTAAATTCGTACCCGTATGGCACTACTAATTTAAGATTTTGATAATCACGGAATATCGTAGCTGAACTATTTAAAACAGTGATCTTGGTAGCACTGGTATTAACCACACTGGGGATAATAGTAAAGAATGGGTTATTTAAATCATAACCGCGTATGCTGTAACCATTGGTAGTTTTTTCAACTATGACTGCACTATAAACTAATTTCTGTGTAGGAGTAGATTTATTTAGATAAACCTTATAGTTTTCATTTGGTATTACGATAGTATCGTTGGTACTGCTTGGACTAACCTGTTCAGCCAGCACGTTTAGATATGTTTGGTCTGTGAAACCAGCGGCCTTATATGCAAGATTTACCTGATAATTCTTTATTACCATTGGAATTTTATTTGCAGGGTTAACACCTTGACTGGTTAGATAATCTGCGATCCAATTTAAGTATCCTGCGGTTCTATACACTCCGCCGCCAACAGACTGTCCGTTGAAGTACACATCATCCTGGGTGATATGGCGTTTGGTAGTAAATGTCAAATACTGGGTAATGTAGTCCGCATTTGGTAACGGTTGTATAACAGCATTATACGGAGAATAACTGTAGGTATCTATGTAAAGACCAAAGTATATACCGGGTTTAGCCAATGCTACTGCCTGCTGAACAGCGAATGGAAAATCACTACTGGTTCGCCAGGCGAATTCTACAGGCCCGTATTGTCCTACTGCCCAGGCACTGGCTGCAAGTGTGGCATTATAGCTGGCTGTGATTACACTTGCTGGTGGCAATAAGTTACCATTTTCATCTACAGGAATAATAGTAGTTAATTCTGGACGAGCATAATTAGCATCTGTACCTGCACGTGCACCATAACGTATGCGACCAGCTGCTAGATCTTCCCATAACAATTGATTGCCGCTGGTATATGGTGCTGGGCCATAGTATGTTTCCCACCAGTCTGGCTCAATGCTGAATCCCAACATTTCCCATGGGAACAAATGTGGATATACTGTGTCATAAAAATATTGGTAACAGGCACGCCAGCTGCCTGGTAACTCTTCACCATCTATCCTATCATTCCAGCCACCGTAGTTCCAAGTGAATAGATCATTACTTTGGAATGTTTCATTGGTACTGAAATCTAATTTATTGTTGCCTACCCAGGATTGAAAATTCTTGCTGACCAACTGTGTAATTTCAGCTAAGGTATATTCGCTGTCACGGAATTTACCTGGGATCACTCGAAATATATCAGCGTAGGTGCCTGTGTCAGGTAACTTAATATTGTTGTAGATACGTAATTCTAATTCTATTAGGAAATCGTCTCTATAATCACCAAATGCCGGAGTGATGCTGCCATCGTGGCCACGTATTACATTTATGGGTGTTCTGTAAGTATTATCAAAGAATAATTCTGGTTTAAATTTTGGCCATAGACCTAGTTTAGTTGGTGTCTCTGGTACATAACAACCATCAGTATTTTGATATTCTACAAATGTAATGATATCATCTACTGCTAGGTCATCTAAGATAGTCACCGCAGGTCTGTCTGTTCTAAATGTGTAGTTTAGATCTTTAATCAACTGTTGGCTGTTTAGATACACCAACACTGCCTGATTGCTTAAAGTAGTATCACTGAATATATTAGTGATTTCATAATCTTTATCTAAGGGATTGAATACTGTGTAATTTATGGTATTTTTCAGTGTGCCATAGGGTATCATATCACTGTAGAACCACGGAAATGTGGCATTTTTAAACTTATTAATCTCTGATAGAATTAAATCTACACTAGCCTCTGGATCTGTTGGTTGAATTCCTATTAGGCTGGCGCTGAGTTCAAAGAATTTATTTTTAAATCTAGTATACTCACGTTGAGCATAACGTAAACTGTCAACGAAGTTAGCCTGATTATCAATTAAAAATAGTTCGCCATAAGGAATAGGTGCACTATGCTGAAGGATTGTACCACCTTGCTGTTTGATATCTACATCACGTAAATTACTGATACCAATAACATCACCTATTAATGTTGTGCTATTTTGTCCTAGTTCAATCAAATGGTTACGCACCTGACCTAATGTCAATACATCAACATCAATGTTTTGTGCGTTTAAATCTAGATTCAATGGTACTTGATAGTAACCAAGTTCACTGACTTGATCACTGAAAACTAATATATCAATCTTGTCACCCACAGTGGGATTAACGATCACTCTGATGTCAATTTCATCACCTTGTGTGGGTGCAGTGAAAAAAGTAATTACTAGTCCAGTTACTCCGTAATAGCCTGCTGCTATACGTGCGATACCATTGACTAATACAATCACACCATTTTCCGTAGAAGATACTGTGGTCAATCTAAATTCTGTAGTGGTTCCGTCACCAATGAATATTTCACTGGTGGTTAGTCTAACTTGATTAGCGACAAATACCCATTGGTTACTGGTTAAAAATTGATAATTTTTAAATACTTTTAGATAAGGTATACTGCCCTGTGTATTTGGGGTAACATCTACAGGAAATAAATTACTGATACCATCATAGATATATCCTATGATTTGATACTGTCTGGTTGGTTCTACGACTGTGGTCCAGGTATTGCGTGATGCTAATACATATCTACTACGAATTTTTTGTAGGAACCCAGTGCTGATGTTTTCAGTTACAATAACCCCATTTACCACATAGTCATATGTGTCGGTGGTAAAATAATTTTGAAATTCAATATCACCTTGTGATGTAAAATTTCTATAGCTTAACGGAAATCCTAATACGCTGTCGTTGACTCCTGCGGTAGAACGTAAATATCCAAATAATCGTGTACCAGCAAAAGTACTCCGAGTAAGTTGACTAAGACTGCGACCAGTATCAACTGCACCAGTATCAGAATTAAAAGTACTATCGTAGACATCAAATAAAGGTTCTTGTTGCTCTGAAGTTTTTTGTTGGCTTTCTAACCATTGTGTACCATCATAGAAGTACTGGCTACCTTTATACTGACCCTGTTTAACCACTGTGGTATCGTATGTTTCTATGTCGCCATCATCTGCCTTGACCAATTTAATATATTTAGGTCCATTAGGTATACCAAGGCTATTCACTGTATACTGCACCAGATTAACTACATAAATTTTATTACGTACTAATGGATCTTGATCAGCAGCAAAGATCACCCTTAGGCCATCTGTTAGTGTAACTCCAAAGGCTTTAGCTAACACCTGCCCCTCATAGTCATTAAAAGCATCTAGTGTAGTGGTATCTAAAATATCAATAGGTAATTTACCAATGCGACCATTATTAAATAATAAAATATCGCCTTCAAACTGCACGATTGGTCGTTGTGCCCTTTGAGTCTGATCAAAAATTGCATTTTCATTTCTGTATCCAGCGGCCGCTGTGATTACATCTCTATGGAACCAACGGTTATTACGTGACCAAGGATTGCGATCAACACTGACACGATTGATCGTGATGTACTCTGGGAATACTTGATCTGGATAATTTAATGCGTTTTCATCGTTGTATAATTCTGGTCTGACTAATTCGTCAACTGGTACCAGTTGTATGCCACCACCAAGATCACCCACACTTTCAACATAGTATTGGCGATTTCTGTAGATCTCTGGTAGGACGTCTGAACTGAACTGTATTTTTAATCCTGAAGTAAATTCTATGCCGTTGGGACTGGTGTAGTTGAGTTTGCCTAAGATATCTGTTTCTACATCAATGTTCCAGTTATTGTACTCTACTATTTTAATTGTTGTGTTAATAGCTGATGCTACTCCGTCTTGTGCAAACAGTGTAGTTGCTAAACTGCTTAACAATGGTACTTGTTTAAGGAATCCGTCATAGTCTTTGTAGAATTCCTTATTAGCATTACCTATGCCATAACGGATATAGACTTTTTGATCTATAGCTACATCTTGATAATGGACTAATTTAATTACTGGGTCATCAAGACCAATGTCGATAAACTGTACACGCCAGACATCATAGCGTAGATCATACGGCACTAATGCACCGGCATCATAGCCTGTTGATGTAAATGTATAGATACCTGCGGCATTAGCAGTCATCGCTGAACTTAGTGTAATATTTGCACCGCTTACACTGACCACTGTGGTATTCGCTGTAATACCTGTGCCAGATACTAGAAGATTAGCTGAAATGTTAGTTCCTGATGCTAGTCTAACATTTGAACTTCCCACTGTGCCCCCACTAATTATCGTAGTGTTAGCAATCACTACGTTAGGAGTAGTCCATATTTCGTCACCGCGATTATTAAGAGTCTCTTGACTGACAAAGACTAGTAGCTTGCCATCAAGCTGACCAGTGATGCCAGCATACTGAGGATAGCTAGACAGAAATCTGCTGAGCGTATTGTTTTGCAAATCACTGTAGGCCAATGGATTAGCATAGTCAACAGATGCGATAGTAGGCATAGAAGTAAATCTATCCTGAGCACCAATCTGCGGAATGTTAAAAGTTATGACTCCGCTGTCGGTACCATTGTTTTCTACACCTAACACATCTCTACTGCTGATAGTTGGAGTAGCATTTAGCGTGCCGTCAGTGCCTAATTCTGTTTGGATCCAGAAAGGATAACCTGGTTGATCAACGATAAATCTATAGGTACCCCCTCGAGGCAATATAATACTGTTGTCTACTACACCGTCTGCTGAGTAGATGTATTGCTGTGTGGCTGTGTCTCTTTTAACATTATAAGTTCTTACTAGTTCAATTCCAGTCGTGTCTACTTCAACAACATCGGGACCATCAGGTAACCAATAGTACTGACTGAAGTTAACAAACTTGTCAAAGCTGATTAAAGGATCAAATGTATAGTATTCTGCGTTAAACAGTCTATTTTGATTGTCAACGATAGCACCGTAGTAGTTTAGTTTATTTAGATAATCAACATAGTTACTGAAGAATGTGACATTATTTGAATCATCTCGAACCACCGTGCTGGCTTCAAGTTGATAGTCCTGACGGCCAGGTGTGCTTTCTGTGATATAACTGTCACCAGTTTTAAATGTAGGTGCAAATTTACGACCAATATAACCATAAAGTGTAGTTAATACTGGCTCACTGATCAGCTGATCCATGGTCGCTGATAGAAATTTCTCATTCGTATCAGTTTGGAATACGGTAGGTAAAAAATTACGGGTTTTTCTAACAGCCATTATGTTGTCTTCTTATGCATATAATATTTAAGCAATTATAACCTGCCCAGTTTGATTGATCTGTGCCGCAGTGATAGCAGTAATAATATCTACATTGTCTACTGTGGCTGCGCTTTGTATGATTTCATTAAATTCAGCATTGATCTGCATCAAGCTACCAAATGCACTGCTTTCACTGGCAGGTACGATCAAGATACTTGAAATATTTGGAGCTAGGGTATTATGTAAATACGCGGCTAATTCACTGAAATAAAACGTTTCACCAAAGTCCCAGTTAGTAATGTCAAAATAAGTGTTGATGGCAGCGATCAATGAAGTCTTAATATCATTATCGCTGACTACCACGCTGATGTTTTTAACTACTTTGAATCTGGCTTGTAGACTCAATGGTGCTTTGGCACCAAAGATTGGTTTAAACTTGGCCGGATTGTAGATGATACTGTCTGAAATACTCTTATAGTTTTCTAAACTGCTGTAACTTATACCTAAAGTTTCACCTGTAGGTGCTGTGGGTTCCTGCACCACACCACTAGTGTCTTGTAGCCATGCTACATAATCATTGGCGTATTGTTTAGTTAGGATATACAGGTCGATGATATTGTTTGGACTTGGGTCAATACGGCGATAGTTAGGTGTGTTGTGTCGATATTGGAAGTATATATCTTGACGACCAACCTTAGCAGTGTATCCGGTGACTTCGTTTAGTGTATAACTGGCATCACTGATTGATAGTTGGTAGAATGTGTTTATAGAAGGTATATAAAACAGTTGCCCATTTTGATAAAGTGTTTTTGCTATCTCAGCTGATAACAAGGTATCGTAGATACTCAACACTGTATTACTGTCCACCGGAGTCTGTACTACAAAATTGTCGTAACTGAATGTGTTTTGGAAGTAGACATACTTGCTTTCGGTATTGATATTAGGGGCAACTATCAACTCAAACAATTCAGGATTATCAGGTACACCATCGTTGTCTGTGTCAGGAAAAGTCACATAAATTCTGTTGGGATTTTCATATCCATCTACTTCAACAATACTTTTGTAAATATACCATTGGTAATCTAATGCCAACTGTGCTGTACTGTCTGGAGCATTATTAATCTTAAGTACTTTAATTTGATCACGTATGGTCAATCCAGTCTTTGGGTCAAATACCTTGACAGTATCATCAAAATAGAAATTAGTTTCTTTCACGCTTTCAAATACATAATTTAGACCTCTATAAAACACTGTATAGGTCTGTCCCAAAGTTTGGAAATAGATCAACCAACTGCTGTCTAATCCAGTAGCACTGGTATTACCTGCATAGGTTAAACTAAAAGCACCTGTGTTAAGATCTTGCGGAGTAATAATTTTCCAACTGGTAGAATCTACGTCATAGCGTATGCCAAAGTCTTCAAAGGCCTGCACGTATCCTATCATTGACTGTATGAGACTGTTGGAAAAATCTACACTGAACACTGCAAATACTTTGTCGGCAATAGCACCCAACGGCACCTGTTCATTTAAAGTGATTGGTCCTGATCCACTTTCAAGATTACCTGTCCCACCATTGGTACCATCACCTGTCAATAATTCTACGGTTGCATAGATATAATATTTGTCTCCGGGATTCTTAGGAGTACCTGCCTGTACAGTATTGCGTGAATCAAAATAATTACCAGCACCTGCTGAGAATCTAATGATAGCACCCTGTTGGATATATCTGTTGGCGCTACTGACCACCGTGCCAACCTGCAGGATTTTACCAGTAGCATCATAAAAATAGCCTGTAGATCCATTAGTAATTGTTGTGCTTAGATGCCAATAGATATTTGACAGTGCGATCAAAGGATAGTTAGCATAGAAAAACTGTAGCGTTTCTTGTTCAGCGGCAATAGGTTTGACCTGATTATTAATGACTTTGTAGATGTCATTGGTAGTAGCATAGTCAAATGTAAATGATTTTGTAAAATCATCTCTATATAGTATACCATCCTGACAGAAAATATTTGTTGAACTATACTTACCGGTAGTGTCAATAACATCTAAGTATCGGCTAACGCCCGAACTGGTCCTGTTCACTGCCTTGACTTTTAATACATCGCTGAACAGTGTATAAGGCAAGATGTTATAGTCTTCGCCGGTGACCATACGATTCTGTGTATAGTATTGTTGTGGTGCTTTTTGGCGAATATCTTCGATGGTTTCTCTGCTGACAGCATTAGCCACAGTGTACTGTAAGCTGACACGTATAGTGATAGTTTCGATACGTCCGGTACGACTAACATAATTGATAGGCACGCTGATGCCCTGCATTTCAGTTGGGGTTATCTTATAATCTTTGCCATTAGACACACGGTAATAGATACGGAAGTTACCTTGCGGGATCGAAGCAAAACTACCATCACCAAACACTAAATTAATCTGATCACCTGCGCGACTGGTTACTTGATAAATTGTTCTTACTGTCTGGGCATTATAAATGACATTAGTGGCATTTACCGCGGGAACCTGAGTCCATAGAGTATCCGGATTATTATTTTTATCTAAACTGTAGACCCAAACATCACTGTTATTGATGTTGTCAACATTAATACCGTAGACACGATTAGGAAAACTTTCTTGGAAGTTAACATCTACGCTGGACAAACTGCCCTGTTTAAAATATAAGAAAAATCCTGTATTTGGACTATAGTTACCTAGTCCATCACTTTTATATAAAAAGTTAAATGGTAGATTAGGCTTAGGTGCTACTTCATAAATGTAGGTTTGTCCAGCAGAAGTTGGGCTAACCATTTCAAATGCGGTTTTTGTACCTTCCAGTGTTTCAGAAAATCCATAGGTTGGAACCACACTGGAAACTAAGTTGATATTATATTCGTTGTTGGTTACACCGTTTATAACCTGGCTGGAACTGGGTTTACCGATGGTGGTATTAGTTACCAGTGCAGCATTTAATATAGCATTAAACTGTTCTTGCCAATTATCGTTACCAGCATCTGCCCAATTAATTACCAGGCCGCTTAGATTAATACCATCACTGTCATACAGTGTTTCTGTGGTACTGACACTGTCAAATTTTAAGAAACCCTGTGAGTTGATATTACGTTTGGGATTATAGCTGATTAATCGTGCTAGTTTAAGAATACTGTCACGTCGCTGTGCTGTGTCTATGAAATTTTCACGTGCATTTAGATCTGCACGGAAAGCTAAACTCTGTCCTAGGAAAGCGATGGTGTCAATTAATGCTACGAACTCACTAGATTCAATGAAGTCGTTGAAATCTTCAGGATAGTACAAGCGAAGATAGTCCACCATCGATTTGCGTAGAGTTTCATAATCATAGCTTTGGAAGTCTGCATTGCGGAACGTTTGATACAGCTTGGTCCAGTCTTCTGCTACTAATAAACTAGTTTGTCGTGTTGTGGTTGCCATCGTTGTTTCCTAATATTAAGTATTTATCAGGATTAAAATGTGCGTAGTTAATTACTTGAGGGTAAGAGTTTTATTGCTATTATCAAATTGTAGATTCATTAAACTTGATTGGTCAGTTTGTAGATAACGCAATTCTAATAGGATCTGTATGCCTTGATCATATTCTGTAACCACAATATTGTCAAAACTCACACGAGGATCGTAAGTGGCAATGCTTTTGATATCTTCTTGTATTACTGATTTTAAGTCATCTGTAAAGGGTTCGTGTAATACGTTCCAGATGATAGTACCAAATTTAGGATTCATCAGCTTTTCACCTTTGCGGATATAAAAATGATTGAGTATATCCTGTTTTACTAGGTCAAAATCAGTCAGACGATAATTCTTTGTTCGTCCTACTGTGCTAAATCCTTTATATATAATGGCCATAACTATACTTATCCTCTAACAAACGGCTCGTGTGTTGGGGCCACTGTGGCAATTGTAGAAATACTATTAGCTTGACTGTACCATGTGCCTGTATTAGCGTTAAAATACGTGTCAGGCAAGGAATTTATCGTTGTAGATAAATTACCAGATGCGTTAGTTGTCAGTACCACTGCATTACCATGTGTACGCATGTTGATGTTGCCCTGTGCATTCATGTTGATATTCTGATCACTGTGGATATTAATGTTACCTTCACTGCGTAGATTGAATCCGTTTTTACCGTAGATATTGATACTTCCGTCGGCAGTTAGCTCAACCCAACTGTTGCCTTTAGCATGACTGATATAGATAGTTTCTTCTGTATCATGCATGAGAATCTGATGACCTTGTGCTGTACGTAATCGTACTAGTTGATCTGTTCCTAACACACTGCCATCATCCATGACAAAAGTGTGTCCACCTTTGCGTGATTTAACACGATAGTAGTCTTCTGTTAGTGTGCCAGCATTTAATCTAGATAGGTATGTAGGATCATCTGCAGGATCGTTTGTAGGACGGCCCGGGGTGCTGATACCAAATACCTGACTTGGAGTCTCACGTTGGCTGCTACTAGATATAGTACCACGTGTGATATCTTGTTCTAATCCTTGATTTTTTAATACAGCGTACTGTATTTCATGTATAGGTTTAGGTGCATTATAAAAATTACTATTGGTAATATTCTGTGATACGTTTTCATTGAATTCAACCACAGGCACAGTGTTACCAGATGTATAACTGGCCGAGGCATTTGCTGAAGCATCAGATGCATCAACATTTCGGCTACCAGCTAACCCAGGTAACATATAACGACTCAGATTGCTATTAACGCAGGCTATCCAATAACCACGCATAGGGTCACCTGCAACAAATATACAGATAACTTCTACACCTATATCAGGTGGCACCATCCACATACCGTAGGTGTGACTGACATCTGCAAAGGCATTTTTTGTATCAGGAATATCAGCTGATCTTATTTCTGTACTGGTATAGCCCATAAATGGACTAGCATAGCTGACTGTACGCCAATTGGCTTGATCGTCAGGGTTGCCGCCTAATTCTGGAATATAAATCTGCACACGACCGCAGCGTGTAGGATCAAGATTATTCTTAACTACACCCACATAAGGATAAGGATTGATACTGGTTGCAGGCGCCATACTGGCCTGCAGATTTTTAAGTATCTTGGTTCCCATTCTAAAATCAATTGCCATACTCTATCCTTATGTGATTAAATTACTAACCTGCACTGGCTGATTACCACTGTTGATGATCTTTGTCAGTGCAGTGTTATTTACTTGTGCTAGATCAATTTGATTTTTTGTTAAAACATTAACACCAACTTGGACTGCATCTGCGATTGGTTGTAGTCTAGCTGGATTTGCATCGTTAGAAGGTAGGTTAGGTGATTTTCCAATATTAAGAGGTGCATTTTTAGTGGCTCCTATGATTGCTGCATTATCTGGAGTGATATCACTGTTACGCTGTTCTGTACTGGTCTGTGGTTGATTTACATAATCATAATTGGCTTGATATGGTAAACGAATTAGATTTAATTGTTGAGTAAACTGTCCATTTTTAAATTCGCTTGCCACTGTTAATACTTTGTATAATCCGCTAAACACACTAGTACGATAGTTATCATTAAATTTCATCATGCCTGTGCTTTCATCTATGTCTGTTGGTGTACGAAACATCAGGCTGACATATATCTCACTGTAGTCAGTACGTAAACTACCGTTTGGAGTTAATCTTGGATCTCCTGCGCTAACACTCTGTGCTGGTGTATAAAATATATCATCTTGTTTGATAAACTGCGGATCGCCTACTATGGTTAACTGTACGTTCAACATGTCTGCTTGACTCAATGTCATCAAACTGTCTTCCAAATCAGCCACTGCTACACTTTTTGCAGTAACACCTCCGCCGGTAGCACGCGATTTAGCATTGTAGACCTGTGGTTTCATAACCATCGGCATGACACTGTTAGCACGCTGGGCAGATCCCTTGTATGCACCAGAATTTTGACTTTGATTTGAGTTTGGAGTCTGTACAGTATCTGACGCTTTAAAAATATCAGTCAATGCTGATCTATAAGCTGTCTGTGCTGTATAGTATAAGGTATTAAAATTAATATCAAAGTTTAATACATCATCATTCTGTCCAGTATAGATGTAGTTGTATTCTTTAACAAAATTCGTAGCCTTGCCCTGCGGGGCTACATCACTCTTGACGTTGTAGATCACATAAGGATTAACATTGTAGGTAATGTTACGGGCATAGACTTTGCGCACAGGATCAAACTGTCCCAAGCTGACCTGCGGAGTGATCTTGTACCAATTCAATGGTTGATTTTCGTTCTGTGCTCTTTGTTGTAGATATGCCTGAGGATCTATACCATCGGGTATGGCCATTTGATTTTGTATGTAATCACTGTTACGTATAGCATAGTCAAGTACCTTGTCAATGCTGGTACCGGCATTGAGACTCATGTTACGCTGTGTTAGATTAAAATCTTTGGTGGCATTACCTACATTACTCTGCCTGATAGACACTGTGTCGTTGACCATGACCATGCTGCTGTCACGCGAAGTAAGTTCAGTACTGCTACTAAATGCTGACTGTGATATGCGAGGATCAATATTAAAACTATAGGTGTCGGGCACTCCTATTTTATTATTTTTAGCTAGATCCTGATTCCATCCATTTAGTGCATCAGCAAAACTTTTATTGCTGGGACCACCCGATTGGAACATTTCGCCTACAGTGCCCGCCGACACTTCAAAATTTGCGGGTGTGCTGACAGTTGTAGATTCAAACGCTGAATGATTATACGGCACTGCGGATACTATGTATGTAGATCCTTTAATGCCAGCAGTGATATCCATCTGCGTAAGTTTAACAGGCATACGTTTGGTAATACCAGGAACTACTCCTATGATCTCACCTGTGTCATCTATGCCAAAAAAATCAATTTGAATCAAGTAAACCATGTCAAGATAGTTTGAACAGTTTAATTCTGGATCGTTGGCCTGATCCAATAGTCGATTAATTAATGTCATGCCATAGGGTTCAATTAAGGTAAATTTCATTTCTATAGCATTGGTATTGCGTGATACTGCATTGGTACCTATAACTGTGGTCATTGAAAAATCTTCAAAGTAAAAGTCATCAGCAAAATATGGACTGCGTATAAATTGATTTGCACCCGGAGTATTGTTGTATCTACCGGCGCTGGCAATCAATACTCGATTGGGTCTGTATGGAGTGCCTGTTATTATACTATTATATTCGTCAGCACTTAATAGATGCAGACTCAGACCATAGGTATAGCTGGCATAATCGTGCAGAATATTTCTTAAAGGTTGGCTAACATCAATTGAATCTGGTGCATTAAATCCTGTTAGTACACTGGCGTTGGGATCATATGGCGTACCACTGAGTACACCTGGTTTGAGTTGATCTGATTTTGATGCTTCATTGATAATTTTGCCTGAAGTAGGGTCTACTGTCTGCCCGGGTTTTAATTTTCCGCTGACTAATCCCTGTTCTGTTGCTGTAAGACCGGCAGCCGGAGTAGCTGCACCAGGATCTGTGTTTAGTGCATTGGCATACTGCACACGCTTTTGTTGAGCGATACCCGATGATCTTTCATAGTATTGATCTGTTACTCTGGCCGCGTCAGCTGCATTATTTGTGGCGCGAATCCTATCACCAGCAGATTTTTCAGTATTGTTTAATTCCCAATTGGCAAATGCCAACTGTTCAGTGACACTGCTGCCCTGTATGGGTTTGCCATACAGGCGTCGAAAATCTTCTTGTCTACTGCCTCGCCATTGTGCAATACCGTAGGCAGAGCCGCCATCTCCCACGGCTTTTGGGTCAAGATAAACACCGGATTCTGCTTGGAAATTGCCAACTATACCTGCGGCCTGTGTAGGTGACCACCCTTGGTTAACCAAATATTGTACAGCATTACGGGCATTGTTATTTACGCTGGCGGCGGGCGTTTGAGTCATTGATTATAGTCCTAATACTGCTATTAATGTTTCTTTTTTAGGAATGTAAATGGTAGCATTTGGTGTAAAATCAAATATTGGATCTTGTATAATATTAGGATTACGTGCAGCAAATACCCACCACAGAGCCGCATCACCATATAAGTCATAGGCCAATAAGTCTGGACGATTTGTGTATATTATGTCAATTTGATACTGCACATCACCCGGGTAGTAGGGAATTTCAGGGATATTAGCCACATCTAAAAAGAATGAATACGTCTGAGTTTGACTGTACGGGCTGGTTTTATTATATGTCACAGATGATGCCATTAGATGAATCCTCCATATCCTTTATTTCTGTCTTGTAATAGTACGCCACTGGCAAATTTATCTAAATTAAATCGTTCATGTAGACCTGCGCGACTGTAGACTGGTTTTAATGTAATAGTTATCGTGCTTGATGTTGGTACACGGGTATTTTCAGTTATGCTTTGGAACTGCGTGCGAGTGATCTGCTTGCTGGGATTTTGATTAGCCGCTGAACTTTTTAATAAACTTGGCACATACTGTTGTTCTTCAGCGGATAACTGTACGCTTCCAATATTCAAATTGTCATTTTGTACGTTGACATCTGCTAGAGTAGTAGTGGTAATAGGTACAGAAATATAATCTACTTCATTTGACAACACATGTTGAAAGCTGCTGACCACACAGGGCACGTGTGGGAAATAGTGACTGCCGTATCCATCCAAGAATACCACCGGTGGTGGGTTCCCAGTGTTGGCACCACTGCCAAAAAACATCTTAGTTGCTGAGCGGAAAAAATAGATAGCAGCCATGAGATACTGACCTTCTTCCACGCTCTGTACTGTGAACTCTCCTGAAATACTGATATCACTGACTTCACTGTTGTTGTAGAATTGTATTGGGTAATTACTGTGAGTAGGTGTCGATGGGCTGTAGTTTGCCACGTGATTAATACTGATCTGTGGAGTATACGGAAATATTACACCGTTCGTTGTAATCAATGGAGCCATCAGACTGTTGGTGTTTGAAGGGTCTTTATAGAATATAGTAGCACGGTCTGCTAGGCTAACACGCACACGCCAGTCATTGGCACTGGCTGATGCTGTGCCTTTTGGTCCATTGACACTTTGAAATGCCACGCTGGGTTTTACTGGAGCACTGCTGTTATTACCGCCAGGCAGTAAACCGCTGGCACCCAATCTTGCGTTACTGGGATCGCTGAGTCCTGCTAGACTAGGATCATATCCTCCTCCAATTGATTCTTCAGTGTTGGGATCATACCCATTGGTTTGGCCACTGAAATCTGGTGCTGTGCTGTAGCTAGGTGTAACTGCTATATCGCCGCCAATTGAATTAGCCTGATTACCATAACTGGGATTATCAGGATCATACCCACCGCCGGTACTACCAATTTCACCAGGAACATATCCGCCTGCTGTGCTGAAATTAGGCGCAGGTGCAGCAGTATACGGAGTATTTGCTGGTTGTGGTGTGGTTGTAGGAGATACTACATACCCGTCTGCGTTATAATCTGCCATTTTTTCAAATACCTCTTGTAATATGTATTTATAGGCTATATAATAGTAGTAGTTAAAAGGAACCCCTACACATGAGAAAGGTCAATTATCTTAATAATAAAGATATTTTAAAAGAAATTCACAAGAGTAAACTTACGTATTGTAGTTTCATCGATGATAGTGTAAAAAGTTATGACAGTATAGTAGCTGGCGTAGACAAAATCACTAAAAAAGCCATACAAGAAGCACGTAAAGCTCGCGCAGAGCGATTAGCAAAAGAAGCACAAGAAGCAGATTTGCTAAACGGCGTTAAGAAAAAACTAGACGAATATCTGTCAGCTACTAAAGATATTCCCCAAACAGATGTAGTATTCCGTGTTATGACCTGGGAACATATACCAATTGATGATGTTAAACAGAAAAAAGCCGACTTAAAAGCACAGGAAGAATATGATGCTGATGAAGAAAACTTTGAAACTGAATATGATGAACCCATAGTGGTCAAAGGTATCACCAAGTATACCAAAGTTAATTTTCCTCCGTTTAAACACTATCGCGTAGATGAAGCAGGTACTCCGATACTGGTAGGCATCAGTCACTGGAAAGGCGGAGTTGAAAAAGGTAAGTTCAGCAAAGATCACGGTAGTATGACTGCTAAACTAGCACACATGTTTATTAAATTATGTGAACGTTATGCTACCCGTAGTAACTGGCGTGGTTATACCTACAACGATGAAATGCGTAGCCAAGCATTATTACAGTTAAGTCAAATTGGACTACAATTTGACGAATCAAAAAGCCAAAATCCTTTTGCCTATTATACCGCAGCCATTACCAACAGCTTTACTCGTGTTCTAAACATTGAAAAGCGTAATCAAAATATTCGCGATGATATCTTAGAGATGAATAATTATACTCCAAGCTACACACGTCAGGGAGACTGGGGTGGCGGTGGCGGACATTACGAAGAATAATTGGCAATATAAAATTTGCACTTTACTTTTAACTTGCGTATAATATAACTATGGCTAATCTATTTAAGAAAGCGGCTGTTCTGACTGATGTGCATTTCGGCCTTAAGAGCAACAGTGCTACACACAACGACGATTGTCTTAACTTTGTCAAATGGTTTATAGAAACCGCCCGAGCTGAGGGCTGTGATACCTGTTTCATGACAGGTGATTGGCATAACAATCGAGCGGCAATCAACATAGTCACACTGAATTATAGTCTTACTGCTTTAGAATTATTGGGCAAGGCTTTTGATCGTGTGTTCTTTATTCCAGGTAATCATGATTTATATTATCGCGACAAGCGCGATATCCAATCAGCCGAGTGGGCACGTCATATACCAAATATTGAGATCATCAACGACTTCTACAAAGAAGGTGATGTCAGCATCGTTCCTTGGCTAGTAGGTGATGATCATAAGAAACTAGGTAAGATCTCAGCCAAATACATGTTTGGACATTTAGAACTACCGCACTTCTATATGAATGCCATGGTTGCCATGCCAGACACTGGTGAGATTAATGAAGGTGCATTGAATGGTGTAGAGAAAGTATTCACTGGACACTTCCATAAACGTCAGACACGTGGTAACATTACCTATATGGGCAACTGTTTCCCGCACAACTATGCTGATGCTGGTGATGATGCACGTGGCATGATGATCATTGAGTGGGGGCAGGAGCCTGTATTCCATTCGTGGCCAGGACAACCTCGCTATCGTGTGTATAATCTCAGTGATGTGCTTAGAACTCCAGAGAACTTACTGCTACCAAACATGCATTGTCGTGTTAATCTAGACATTGATATCAGTTATGAAGAAGCAACATTTATCAAAGAAACATTTGTTGGTACTTACAACTTACGTGAACTGACATTATTACCAGTTAAGAATGCAGACATTGGCACAGACATCATGCTGGGCAATATCAAATTTGAAAGTATCGACAGCATCGTAACTAGTCAATTGACTAACATCGCCAGTGAACATTACGATCCAAATTTACTATTAGACATCTACAGGCATCTATAATTTGTTCAAGATAAAATATCTCACAGTTAAAAACTTTATGAGCGTGGGTAATTCAACCCAGGCTGTTAACTTTGACCGTAAGGACCTTACATTGGTCTTAGGTGAAAACATCGACCTAGGTGGTGATGATACAGGTGCACGTAATGGTACAGGTAAGACTACTATCATTAATGCCCTAAGTTATGCCTTATATGGTACAGCACTGACTAATATCCGTAAAGATAATCTAGTTAATAAAACGAATACCAAAGCCATGTTGGTCACTATTGATTTTGAAGTTAATGGCGTTGACTATAAGATCGAGCGTGGACGTAAGCCTAATGTATTAAAATTCTACGTAGGCGAACAAGAACAAGAAGCCAAAGACGATAACAGTCAAGGTGACAGCAGAGAAACGCAACAAGAAATTGAACGTTTATTGGGCATGAGTCATGAGATGTTCAAGCACGTGGTGGCTCTAAATACATACACAGAACCATTCCTAGCATTAAAGCCAAACGATCAACGTGCTATAATCGAGCAACTGTTGGGTATTACTTTATTGAGTGAGAAAGCCGAAGCACTCAAAGAGCAGAGTAAGGCTACAAAGGACGCCATACAACAGGAAGAAGCCAACATCAAGGCAGTGACTGATGCTAATAAGCGTATTGAAGAACAGATTGAAGCCACACAGCGTCGTCAGATGCTTTGGTTGACTAAACGCAAGGATGATGTCGCTAAATTACAGACAGCTTTAGATGAATTACTTAAATTAGATATTGATGCGGAGATTCTCGCACATAAAGAATTATCAGCATACAATCAACGTCGTAAAGATCTAGCAGACTTAGACAAAGCCATAGCACGCAGTGAGCAGGATCTATCTCGTGAAGTCAAAGGTATTGCTAACTTAACAGGTGATATTGCTACTCTACGTGAACATAAATGTAATACCTGTGGTCAAGATTTACATGATAGTAAACATGAAGAACTATTAGCGATCAAAGAAAGCAAACTTCGTGATGCAGAAACACAACAAGGGGTTCATGCAGGAGATTTAGAAGCATTAATTGCTGCCAAACAAGAATTGGGTGAACTAGGATCACAGCCTAAAACATTCTACGACAATGAGGGTCTTGCTATCCAACACCGTAGCAGTATCGCCAGCATACAAGAACAGGTCATCAGCAAGACAGCAGAAGAAGATCCCTACACTGAACAGATCGCAGATATGAAAGCAACTGCACTTGCTGAGATTGATTATACTAAGATGAATGAACTTAGTCGTATCAAAGACCATCAAGAGTTTTTATACAAACTATTAACTAATAAAGATTCTTATATCCGTAAGAGAATCATCGATCAAAATCTGAGCTATTTGAACGCTCGATTAAGCCAGTATTTAGACCGTATTGGCTTGCCCCATACTGTGGTGTTTATGAATGACCTTAGCGTCAACATCACTGAGCTAGGACGTGAACTAGACTTTGACAATTTAAGTCGTGGTGAACGTAATAGACTTATACTTTCACTATCATGGAGCTTCCGTGATGTGTGGGAAAGTTTATATCAACCCATTAACTTGTTATTCATTGACGAATTAATTGATTCGGGCATGGATGCTAGTGGTGTAGAAAATGCCATGGCTATTCTTAAGAAAATGTCACGTGATTCACATAAATCAATTTGGCTAGTTTCACATAGAGATGAGCTAGGTGGTCGTGTTAACAATGTGCTTACCGTGGTAAAAGAGAACGGTTTCACTTCTTATAACACCGATATTGATATAGCATAATTATAATAAAAAGGAGATAATATGGCAGGCGGCGCAACAGCAAGAATTCACCCAAGTAAAAGACACAATCACCCACTGCAATATAAAAGTGGTAAACCAAGATTACGTCCATTAAACATCGCACAATTAACAGCATTAGTAGACAAAACACAACGTAAGAAAGATAAATCAAAAATTTCAAGAGAGATTGTTCGTAAACAAGCAAAAGCAGTAGCAGTATAATTTTAAAAAGGAAAAGTAAACATGGCAATTCATGACGATATTTTAGCAGCAGTAGAACTATATGTAGCAGAATCAGAAAAATTTGAAGGCAAAGGCGTCAAGGCTTCAGCGGCACGTGCTCGTGGTGCATTAGGTGATTTAGCAAAGTTAGCAAAAGCTAGACGTGCAGAAATTCAAGAGAAGAAAAACGCACTAGGTTCTAAATAAATAACTCTATGTCATATGAATATCCTTGGACTTATAACGGTAAAACTTTTGAGTCTGAGGATATTGGTGACTTCTATGGCTTTATCTATCGAATAACCAATACAACAAATGGCTACGATTACGTAGGCCGCAAATATTTTACTACCATCAAAAAGAGACCACCTCTAAAAGGCAAGAAAAACAAGCGCAGGGAAACAGTTGAAACTGATTGGAAAGACTATTGGGGTTCAAGTGCTAGACTAGTTGAAGATATGGCTAGACTAGGAAAAGACAAGTTTACACGTGAGATCATACATTTATGTAAGAGCCGCGGTGAAACCAACTACATGGAAGCGTACTATCAATTTAAGGAAGGTGTGCTGTTGAAAGAAAACAACTACAACGGTATCATACAAATTAAACTTGGTAAAGGCTCCGTAAAAGATTTAATAATAAACGAATAAAACAGCCTTATTGCAGATTAAGTTCTGTATCCAGAGGAGATGGTGCTCGCGTTGTGGCCGCACTTGGAACGTATAGAGAAGACTATACACTGGATGGCAACGGCAATATCAATTAGGTGTAAAAACCAAATGATCTGGGCAACGAAACAAACCGACCCAGGAGTTATTCATAGTTAGCTAACTATGGCTATGAATGCTACCGCCAGATAAATCTAGAGTAGGGAGTACAGGCTGACCGCTTCCGTGTAGGTGATTACAATCTCTTTTAGTTAGTGTGACGCAGTACTCGGATGATGCGGCGGTTGCAATTTACCTCGGATAGGTAAATTGTGACTGATATCTGGATGATACAGTTAAGAGCATACAGTGTTTATGTTAAATCTAAAGTAATTAAATTTGAAAGAAATGCATGAGCGCAAGCGAAATGCAGATGTCGTAGACATCTTAAAAGAATGGAAGTTTGCTCTTTTGAGTTGTTTCTAAATTGTCTTTGATAATCTTATTGATTATTTCAAGATCTACATTACTTAATAGCATGCCATCATTGTAGCTGATACTACCACGCATGTACCAACATATCCTTAACACATTATCTCGCATGGCTTTTGACTCAACTTCCATTTTTTCTAACAAGTCTTCAATTTCCTCGTTAGAGAGAGTCAAAAGCCTTATACGAAAAAATTTGATTGATTGAAATCTAAATTAATTTTATATTCTGTTTCGCACGACGAACAAACAACTGGCATCGATTCGAGAGCATTGGCTTTGACAATATCTGTTACTAGGTCTCTAACTTCGTCGTAGGTCTTGCGATCTGTTTGATTTAAGAAATCTATAATCAGTGATTTTTCTCTAACTATTTGATTATCTTCAGTGGTGATACTGCGGATACAGTTTACTAATGTACTGATATTAAGATCAGTGAGTTTTTTAAAGCTGGCATCAAACTGTGCTTTTTTCTCTTCTGCTGTCAATTCACTGTTTTCTACCGCTGCTACTATTTTCTGTTGCTCAAAAGAGATCTGGCCAGCAGTGTTGATTTCTTGGAATGTCTGCGGTTGTATATCAAATACCAATCCATGTAAGAAATTCTGTTTGTCATAGTTGGCAATAGGTTTTAAACTGTCTAGGACTTTGCGTAGATCGATGGTATGTTCGTTTTCAGCACTGCAATGTGTACAATTACTGGTCATGTCCATGCCCTCGCCATAGCTGGCCAAACGAATAGCAATCAGTATAGGATCTAAATCAACCAATGGCATATTCCAAGGATCTTTAATACTTGGACAACAGCTACGGATCATTTCTACAATACTGCTGCCGTTCATCAAGGCATCTGGAGTTTTAAGTAGGAGTTCATCTTTAACTGTCATGGGATATATAGGAATTTCACCTGTAGCACCAATGTCTAATGTGCCTTCGGGATAAAATCTACCGCCACTGGGCAGTTTTAAATAGATAGCAGGCTGTCTAAAATGCTTGGCCAGCGGGTTATTGTTGATAGATGATTCCATTGGTTTTTGAACTCCATAAATAGTATAAGTAGTCTTAATATTTATGGTAGGAAAACCATGGCAATTAAAATTGATATACCCGGAGTAGGTGAAGTTACTGTAGAAGGTGCGGCGCAAGAAAGCACCATGCAGGAAATCCTCAAGGCTGTTAGCAAGAGTGATCGAACCAAACAAGCTGAAGAAAAAGCCAAACTTGAAGCTATACGCAAAGAAGAAGAGGCTAGAAAGAAAAATACCAAATCTGTCAAAGAAGCTACCAGTCAGCTGGACAAAGAAATTGAGGCTGCTAAAAAACAGTCTAAAGAATCCAGTGAAATGTTTAAGCAGTTCAAACGTGATGCTAGCGATGCAGGTAAATCTCTACGTGAAGGTGTTAAAGGAATTTCAGCAACACTGGCAGTGACCACAGCCAGTGTGTTCGCCAGCATGATCTCTACCTATGATGAGATGGCCAGAGATCCTATTGCAGCTGGTAAAGGTATACTGCAAACGACTATTAATCTTACTACCAGCATAGCCAAAATTAGTGTAGACGTTATCACGGCCTTAGGTAAAGCCGCAGTGGGGTGGGTACCATTTATTGGCGATGGTCTAGCTGCTATCGTAGGTGCATTTGGTGACCTAGCACATCAGGTTGTTGATTTTGCCAATCAAATAGCCACAGCAGCCAACGAAGTACTGGCCAAAGAATTTCAAAAACGTGCAGACCAACTAGCAGATTTCAGCACTATCGCGGCCAGCTTTGCAGGCGGCATGACAGAAATGGCCATGTACGCCAATCAATCGGGTGTGGGTATAGTAAACTTTACCAAATCTGTTGTGGCCAGCAGAGAAGAAATTACTGCCATGGGCTTCACCGCAGGCGATGCTACAAGATTACTAGCTAAAGGATTTAGCGGACTAGCAAATACTACTACTAAAAGTGGTGTAAGTGTGCGTGATTCTCTGTTGGCATTAGGGTATACCTTCCAACAACAAGGCAAGGTTATGTCAGCGGCCATGGCGCAGATGCGATCATTGGGCATGGATCTGACTAACATAACTGAGGGTGATATTGCTACCTATACTAATGCCTATGCAAAAAATCTAAAAGTCCTTAGTGATCTCACTGGTCAAGACGCACAAAAATTACTAGATCAGGCACGTGCAGAAGCACAGCGCGGCGCACTAATGACTAAATTAACTGCCAGCCAATCGGTAGCATTTCAAGATGCGTATGCTGCCATGGCTGCGCTACCAGGGCAACAAGGTCCAAAACTACAGTCTGCACTAGCACAATTATTAGCTGGTGGTACCATCACTGATCCGGTAATTGCTGGTAATCAGCAGATCATGGCCATGTTGAATAAAACCGCTCAGCAGGTCACAATGGGCAACACCAACATGGTTACTGCTACACAGCGTAATCTAGCAGAAGCGGCTACTGCTTATAGAATTGCAGGAGATAGTGCTACAGACTTTGCTACATTAATGAACCCTAGTGGTACATCGGCGGTAGCACAAGGTATGAGCCAATTTGGTAATGCCTTAAGACAATACCGGTATGATCCCAGTGCGGCTGAAGCCAGCATGGCAGCTGCAGAACAACAGGCTAGTATCAGCGATGGGCTAACCGGAACTTATGTTGGTCTAGTTGAAGTGATGACATCATTCCAAAATCGTATGGAAGGTATTGCAGGATCTGCACTGCCGGCCTATACGGCAGCTATGATGTCTGCAACAGAAATGACATTCAAAGTAGTAAACACAGGGTTAGACATCATCACTGGCAAAGTTGGTATTGTTCAAGCAATTCAACAATTAACTGGATTAGGTGGCGGTGGCGGAGCCAGTGCTGGTAAAGCAAATGCTATATTACCAGGATTAGGTGGTCTGTTATCAGGTGTTGATGGCAAGGTATTTTCATCAACAGACACAGGATCAGGCGCAGGTGAAGCATTGGCTGGAGCTCAAGCTTCATCAAAACAAGCACCTTACCAAGGCAAAGGCGGGACACTGGAAGGAACATATAGCCCACCTAGTGCCGCAGGTGGTGGTGTCTTGTCAGGATCGGTTAGTGGGTTTGCGGCAACACTGCATGGCACAGAAGCTGTAGTGCCATTGCCAGATAATCGTTCAATTCCGGTAAGTTTAGATAGTTCAAGTTTAACCGCCGCAGTGCATCAACAAACTGGTGTACTAACTCAAATTTTGAGTAGCATGCAGAAAAATAATACACTTACATCAGGAATTTTGCAGGCCAGCATGTAGAGTGATAAATACTACAAACTTGAGAGATTACTATGGCTTGGAAAAAATACTTCAAAACAGCAAATCCTAACACCAGTGGCTTGATGAGCCCAATTGGTAATAGCAGCAGTAATTTACCAGATCCTGGTTATCGTAATTTTGCTAGTCAATTACCAGAAGTCTACATTGGTCACCCAAATCGTACAGAACGCTACAATCAATATGAGCAAATGGACATGGACAGCGAAGTCAATGCGGCATTAGATATTCTTGCTGAATTTATGACACAGCCAAACGTTGAAAATGGCACAGGCTTTGATCTATTTTTCAAAGAAAATCCAACAGACAACGAAGTTAAGATTATCCGTGAGCAACTACAACAATGGGTCAGCTTAAACGATCTTAACAAACGCCTATTTAAAATAGTACGTAATACTATCAAATATGGTGATCAGGTATTCTTACGTGATCCAGAAACATTTAAGTTATTTTGGACAGAGATGTTCAAAGTTACTAAGGTTATCGTAAATGAATCAGAAGGCAAAAAGCCAGAGCAATACGTTATCAAAGATCTAAATATCAATTTTCAAAATTTGACAGCCACAGCCTTAAGCTCAAGTGACACATTTATTAATCACCCACAGGTAGGTGGCCCAAGCGGTGCATATATACAACCACAAACACCTTACAGTGGTGGTAGCCGGTTTAGCCATGCACAGAACGAAGCAGTTATTGATGCAGAACACGTGGTCCATATCAGCCTAACAGAAGGTCTAGATCTAAACTGGCCGTTTGGTAACAGTGTATTAGAAAGTATCTTTAAGATATTCAAACAAAAAGAACTGCTAGAAGATGCTATCATCATCTATCGTATACAACGTGCTCCAGAACGCAGAATCTTTAAGATTGACGTGGGCAACATGCCCACACACTTGGCCATGGCCTATGTTGATCGTATCAAAAACGAAATTCATCAACGTCGTATCCCTACACAAACTGGTGGTGGGCAAAACATGATGGATGCCACATACAATCCATTAAGCACTAACGAAGACTACTTCTTTCCAACTACAGCCGACGGTCGTGGCTCGACTGTTGAAACATTTCCAGGTGGACAAAATCTAGGCGAAATCACTGATTTACGCTACTTTACTAACAAGATGTTCCGCGGTTTACGTATTCCCAGCAGTTATTTGCCAACAGGCACAGACGAAAGTGAGCGTACTTACAGTGATGGTAAGACTACCACAGCATTGATACAAGAATGGCGATTTAATCAATACTGTATGCGTCTACAGACTATGATTGCAGAAAAATTAGACACAGAATTTAAGATGTTCATGCGCTGGAGAGGCATTAACATTGACAATAGTCTGTTTGATTTACGATTTAACGAACCACAAAACTTTGCCAAATATCGTCAAGCAGAAGTTGATGCGGTGCGCATCGCTACGTTTACACAGTTAGAACCTATACCTTATCTAAGCAAACGATTCTTGCTAGAACGATATTTAGATCTCAGCGAAGAAGAAATGACACGCAATGATGAACTATGGGCACAGGAAAATGGCACAGTTGAAACTACAGATATACCAGCTGCTGGATTGCGCAGTGTTGGAGTTACCAATGCTGGTATACAACAAGACATGGACGCACTAACTCCTCAGGCTCCATTGCCAGGTGCAGAAGGTGTTCCTCCTCAAGGACAACCTAATATGGCAGGCGCTGGACCAGAAACTGGTGCTGGTGGTGGCTTAGGTTTGTAATATTTGGTAAATAAAGTTATGAACCTACTAGAAGTATTTGAAGACTTGCCTAAAGGCTACGGAAATGAGAGAGAAGATAATACGGCTCTAAAGCTCAGCGACCTACGCAAAACCAAGTTGACATTAAAACAACTAAACCGTCTGCGTATCATGAATGATATACGTAAACTAGAGCATGAAAAAAAGATTGAAACTGTGCAAACGCAGTATAAAGCTCCAGCCGCTGCTCCAATGATGTAGTTATCCGCCAAAACGATTCAAAAACATAGCATTTAACCCCCTTTTGTAACAATTCTGTTAAATATATAAACATAATACATTTCAATGAAGTATTAGTCCGGATTTAATATTAATTTTTAAGGAGTTCATAATGAACAACAAATACGAACAATTAGTCGAATTCATCATCAACGATGAGACAGACAAAGCTCGTGAACTATTCCACGAAATCGTTGTGCAAAAATCACGCGATATCTATGAAAATCTAGTAGCTGAAGAAGACCTTGATGAAGTTGGTGGTAATGAAGTTGAAGATCTAGTAGACGAAATTAGCCTAGACGAAGAAGGTATTTCTGAAGAAGAAGAAGAAAATGGCGAAGAAGGTGCTATGGATTCTATGGATGCTGAAGAATTTGGTTCAGAAGAAAACGGCGAAGAAGAAGGCGTTGAAGCACGTGTTGACGACTTAGAATCAGCATTAGACGAACTTAAAGCTGAATTTGACGCACTAATGGCTGGTGAAGAATCTGAAGAAGAAATGATGCCAGGTATCCACGGTGATGACGAAGGTTCTGAAGAAATGGACGGCGAAGAGCTAGGCCAAGAAGAATTCTACGAAGCTGAAGACAAAGAAGAAGACGACGAAGAAGAAGACAAAGATGTTGATGAATCTATCGTACGTGAATACGTTGAAAAAGTAGCTACACCAGCTAATACAGAAGGTGCAGCAGTTGGTACAGGTAAAAGTGTAGCAGTTAACAAAAAATCAACAGTAGCTGGTAAGAATGACATGGGTGGCACAGCAGTATTATCTAAAGGTGGTAATGCAGATCAAGACGGTAATCGTCCACAAGCTGGCGAAAAACCAAAAGGTACACTAGTATCTAACCCACAAAACAAACCAGGTGCTAATGCAGGTAAAACAGCATTTAAAACAAAAGAAACACAACAAGGTGGACAAGAAGGTAAGTTAGCTGGTAATAATGGTAGCGTTGCTATTAACAAAACTAGCCCACTAGCAAGATAATTAGGAAACTATAATGGCATTTTATCTTAAAGAGAACTTAACATTTGACGCAGCCCGCATGGAAGTTATCACTGAAGGCACAGCTGACGGCAAAGGTAAGAATCTTTACATGAAAGGTATTTTCATTCAAGGTGGCGTTAAAAATCACAATGAACGTGTATATCCAGTAAATGAGATTGAAAAAGCCGTTAGCACACTAAATGAACAAATCAAGGGTGGTTACAGCGTCTTAGGCGAAGTAGATCACCCTGATGATTTGAAAATTAATTTAGATCGTGTTTCACATATGATTACAGATATGTGGATGGATGGTCCTAATGGTTTTGGTAAATTAAAGATTCTTCCTACTCCAATGGGTTTGTTAGTAACAACAATGTTGGAATCAGGAGTAAAATTAGGTGTTTCATCTCGTGGTAGTGGTAACGTAGGCGAGGGAGACGGCCGAGTAAGTGACTTTGAAATAGTCACAGTAGATGTAGTTGCGCAACCAAGCGCACCAAATGCATATCCAACAGCGATTTACGAAGGACTGATGAATATGAAGGGTGGCAGTAAGGTATTCGAATTGGCAAAAGAAGCCAGCGCAGATCAAAAGGTACAAAAATATCTAAGAGAAGCTGTAAAAGGCATTATCAAAGATTTGAAAATTAAATAGGAGATCGTAATGTTAGATGCTATCAAACCATTGTTAGATAGTGGTATCATTAACGAAGAAACCCAATCAGCTTTAAATGAAGCTTGGGAATCAAAGTTAAATGAAGCACGTGATGTTATTCGCGCAGAATTGCGTGAAGAATTCGCTGGCCGCTATGAGCACGACAAAAATGTAATGGTTGAAGCTCTAGACAAGATGGTTACTGAAAGTCTCACCGCTGAACTCAAAGAGTTCGCCGAAGAGAAACAGGCTCTTACTGAAGACCGCGTGAAATTTAAACGTCACATGGTAGAATCAGCAGGCAAATTTAATGACTTTATGGTTACTAAATTAGCTGAAGAGATCAAAGAACTACGTGAAGATAAGAAAGTTCAAACTGAAGCAGTTGCTAAGTTAGAACAATTTGTTATCCATGCACTAGCTGAAGAGATCAAAGAGTTTGACCAAGACAAGCAAGCTGTTGTTGAAACTAAAGTTAAACTTGTTGCAGAAGCTAAATCAAAACTAGCTGAACTACAAACGGCTTTTGTTAAACGCAGTGCTAAACTTGTTAAGGAAGCAGTAGCAAACAATCTAGGCTCAGAATTGGCTCAACTTAAAGAAGATATTCAAGCTGCTCGCGAGAACATGTTTGGACGTCGCTTATTTGAAGCATTTGCTACAGAATTCGCTGGAACTCATCTTAGTGAGAACAAAGAATTCGCAAAACTTCAAGCAGCGTTAGCAGAGAAAGATGCTATCATTGCTGAAAGTCAAAAAGCAATTACAGAAAAAGAAGCACTAGTTGAATCTAAGAACCGTGAAGTTCGCGTAATCACAGAAGGTATTAACCGCAAGGAAAAACTTGATGGATTACTTAAGACATTAAACAAAGAGAAAGCTGAAGTAATGAACAGCCTACTCGAGAGTGTGCAGACTGAAAGACTACAAACTGCATATGACAAGTATCTACCAGCAGTTCTAAACAACACTCCAGCTGTCAAAGCTGAAAAAGCTGTATTAGCTGAGAGTCGTGTAGAAGTGACAGGTGATAAATCTGCTAAAACCAACGAAGAATCTCTCAACAATGTTGTGGAAATTCGTCGTTTAGCAGGGCTAAAATAGTAGTAATTTTTTTAAAGGAAAATAAGAAATGACAACCCAACTATTAGAAGGCCGTTGGAACGAGACCAAAGACGCCCTGTTAGAAGGTCTACAAGGTTCGAAAAGAACTACAATGGCTGTAATCTTAGAAAATACGAAGAAGCACTTGATGGAAACTGCAACTAGTGGCGCTACAGCAGTAGGTAACGTAGCTACATTAAATCGCGTGATCCTTCCAGTAATTCGTCGAGTAATGCCAACAGTTATCGCTAACGAAATCGTTGGCGTACAACCAATGACTGGTCCAGTAGCACAAATCCACACACTACGTGTACGTTATGCAGATGCTGTTACAGCAACTTCAGGCGACAGCACAGTAGGTGGTGATGAAGCTCTAAGTCCATTCAAAATTGCAACTGCTTACTCTGGTACAACAGCTGGTAAAGCTGCTTCAACATCAACACTTGAAGGCACACCAGGTAACAGAATCAACGTTCAAATCTTGAAACAAGTTGTTGAAGCTAAAACACGTAAATTGTCTGCACGTTGGACTTTTGAAGCTGCGCAAGATGCACAATCTATGCACGGTTTAGATGTTGAAGCAGAAATCATGGCAGCTTTAGCTCAAGAAATTACAGTTGAAATTGACCAAGAAATTTTAGCTAGTTTAGCTAGTCTTTCTGGTAATACATTTAACTACAACCAAGCTACTGTATCAGGTACAGCTACGTTCGTAGGTGACGAGCATGCTGCTCTTGCTGTTTTAATTAACCGTGCAGCTAACTTGATCGCTCAACGTACACGTCGTGGTGCTGGTAACTGGGCTGTTGTAAGTCCAGAAGCATTAACAGTGTTACAATCTGCAACTACTTCAGCTTTTGCTCGTAGTACAGAAGGTACATTTGAAGCTCCAACAAACACTAAGTTCGTTGGTACATTGAATGGCGCAATGCGTGTATTCGTAAACAGCTACGCATCAGATACACAACCAGTATTGGTTGGTTACAAAGG